TAGATTTCCAAATACGTCGTATCCAGTTACCTTCAGTGATTGAGTGCTTCCAGCGGCTGCTGATTCAGGTGCGGTAAGTGCAATTGCATTAAGAGCACCAGCAGTACCTTGTACATAGTATGTGGTTGTATTTCCACGAATTGTTACAGCAACACTTCCAACTGCGGTTGTTTTTGTATAAACAAAAATATCGGCAGTAGTACCTGTTCCTGTGTTAATAGAAAGACTTGCAGTTCCAGAAGAGGATGTAACTGGTGTAGTAGATGTGGCTACTGCAGGTACTAGTGTTGCATTTGTTGCAACAGCAGTAACAACTGTTCCTGTTTCTAAGTTTGTTACAGCAATCTTTAGTACATCTGCTAAATCAACACTGTTATCAGCAGGAACTGGGAGTGCTACAGGAGCAGTTGCTGCTGTGCCTCCAGTTGCCGCTGAACCATTTACGGTTAACGTTAAAGTGTTTGCATTTGCTGATGGAACTAAAAGAACTGTGCTTGTCAATGCTGCAGCACAGACAAGTGCGATTTTCTTTAGTGATATCACTTAGTTGTATCTCCTTAAAATAGGCTCACGATGGAGTCTTTAAAAATGAGCAGTTTTAACTCATGCTCAGGAGAAATGTCTACAAGAGACAAGGGTATTTTAATATATATTTAATTTAAAATCAGGAGTTACTTGTATTGTTCTTTTTCTGTGTATGGACCTGAAGTAAAGGCTGTAAGTTTTGCAGCAATTTCCATAGCCTTCATTGGCTTTGCACCAGCATGTAAAGCACCAAGAGCGTATGTAGCGCCCGATCCAACTGCGTAAGTTCCATCCATGCTTCTCATTACTGCTAGATCCTGATCAATATCAAAGAGTTCTCCACCAACAGCCATTAAAAATTGAAATCTTAATCCTTCTTTAGATTTGTCATGGTCTTCGTTAAAGTCATAGCCGTTTTCTGTTAAACATTTTCTAAGAGAAGGCATCGCTTTTGCAATCATAAAATGATAAACATCCTTAGAGTCTTTTGCAGTTAACTTTGGTGGATTCCAAATATGTTGGGCAATATCGCAAGGAGATACCTCTCCAGAACCAGCAATAATGAAGTCACCACGTTCTGTAATTTTTGCCATCTGTGGATGTCTATAGATACGACCACTATCATCTGTAACTTGATTGTCTGCTAGCAAAATGCATCGGTCTTCGTACTGTACTCCGATGATGGTTGTCATTGGGCACCCCCTTCAGTAGAAAGCCCCCCAAGAATACCAGACGGTTCTTAGAGGGCTATAGGGGTAATTTGTCCGATTTATAGGAATTTGACCAATTCTGCCCAAGTCTTAGGACCAACAATGCCGTTAGAGTCCAAAATTTTATGGTTGTCTTGGAATGCAATTACAGCCTTCTTTGTGGCTGGACCATAGTCTCCATCAGCCACTAATCCAAGAGCACGTTGAACAACCTTAACGCTGTTGCCTTTACTTCCAGGTTTAACAGTTCCTGGAAAAGACGGCGTATCTATAACGGGGACACTTGCTTCAACTTCGTTGCCAACATAGTTTGGCCTACCAAACCCAACAACAGATACCATAACCTTCTTCTTATTAGGTATATACCCACGAACTTTCTTACAAACTTCTCCACCATTACGTTGATCACCTTTTGCATTTCCTGCGGTATTACCTTCAATACAGGTGACAGTTCCATCTCCATTGTTTGAAACAACAATACCTACGTGAGAGATTCTATCTACACCATCTCCTGGAAAATCAAAATAGGCTATGTCTCCTGGTTTTGGAGAGGCATCCTTTGCATCTACCCAGGTGCCCATCTTTCTAAAGGCTGTTGCACCTGCCACAGTTGAAACTGTATTAGGAACCTTCACACCTGCCTGATTAGCACACCACATAACAAAAGACCCACACCATGGTAGGAAATCAGCCTTGGTAAACTTACCGTATTTAGTCTCATTGTCTTTTGGACCCTCAATAGTGCCTACTTCTTTCTCTGCAACCTCAATTAAAGCGGCTGCTGTGCCTTTGTCTGCCATTTGGCTCCCTTCATTCTTTTGCCTAGGATACTCAACCTACCCTAAATATGGGGGCTATGATAGGGTTAAAGTATGTCTAATATAATCAAATTTATAGCCAGAGACGAGTACGGCTGGGAAACTCAAAATAAACCAGTACCTGCATCCTCGTTAGTGCCACAATGGTGGAAAGAAATAACTCCATACGACATTAGTTTTGAAAATTTAGACGGAAAAAAACTCATAGTTGAAAATAGAGCGGCTAATGCATCCTTTAAAAAATGTACGCCAATGTTAGATGCAATAACTTCAGGCTACATAGTTACTTTGTGGGCCGATGTTCAAGTAAGACAAATATATGATGAAGAATTAAATAAATATGTTCCTAGAGTAACTTGGAGAACAAATGATCCTTGGGGAATGTTTACTCAACATGGAGTAAGTTCTCAAAAAATTCCATCTCCAACAGGTTATTCAAATATTGTTTTTAAATATCAAAATACTTGGATTCCTATTACTCCTCTTGGTTATTCTGTATTAATAACCTCTCCATTTGGTCATAGAGATTTGCCATTTCATGCAATACCAGCAATTATTGATAGTGATAAAAGTCAACTAGAAATACTTCCTCCAATGTGGATAAAAGATGGCTTTGAAGGAATTGTTGAAGAAGGAACTCCCTTATTTCAAATAACGCCATTTAAAAGAGAAAATTGGAAAGCAGAATTTGATTTTTATACAGAAACTCAATATAAATTAATTGAAGATAAAAATTTTAATAAAACATTAGTTAATCATTACATAAAAAAAGTGTGGTCTAAAAAATCTTATAAATAAAAAGGAGTATTAAATGGCAAAAATAGTAAAACTAACAAAAGATGAAATTAGAATCTGTGCTCAATTGGGCATGGAGAGATGGCTATTAAAGTGGGGCAGTATAGATCGCCCAAATTATGCAGAGGGCAAACGTCAGGGATGGCTTGAGTTTGAATTAAATGCAAATATCAGAGCAAATGTCGCAGAGTATGCAGTGGCTAAACTTTATAAAATGCCTTGGACTGTCCCTTGGTATACAAATGAAGAGCATAAGAATCGTATAGATCATCCAGATGTTGGACAAAATATTGAGGTTCGTTGTGTTAGAACAAAGGATGCTATCCCTGTATGGAGTAAGGATGTAAATAAGAACGCCATAATTGTTGGCACTAGAATTTACGACCTAGAGTACTTTTCTTCAGTAGAGATATATGGCTGGCTACCAGTATCAGAGTGTCAGAGAGATGAGTGGTGGTCGCAAGAAAAATCAGGAACTTGTTGGAGAGTTCCAGTAGATCAGTTTAGGGACGGAATACCTTCACTTATTGAAACTGCTTAAAGTGTCCAGGGTGAATATTAGTAGGAACATACTCTTTGCCCATACGATCTTCGTAACTTCCTTTATCAGTAAAGTTAGTAGTCATTGCTAAGTGATTACCTAAGAAGTTTTCTTTTCGTTCACCTAATCCTGGCTGACGATAAACTGTTACGGGCACATGGGAAACGCCCTCTGCCATTGCAGCCTCTAATCTATGGTGACCTTCACCAACAACGCCCCACTTATTAGCGTGATCATATGCAACCATAATTGGATTGTTAATTCCTTTGCCACTCTTAATATCTCCTCTAATTTCAGTAACAACCTTAGAACTAGAAGGCTGAGCATCAGCACCAAGACGTCTATGTTCCATCAAAGGAATTAGGCGCTCAGTTCTAACCATGCCAGTAGCGCTCTCAGTTGGATCTCCTTCAAGATGACCTTTGCCACCTGCTTTTCTTACCTGAACATTCTCAGGAACAGGAACATTAAATTGTTTTTGATTAAGCATTATGCTTGCATCTCTTTAGGATTTTTATATGTACGTTTTCTTGCAGGACGTTTGCTGTCCTTACTTGCTACCCAAGAAGAAAAAGTTGGTGATTCATTTCTTCTTAATCCATTCCAATTACCTGTAACAGGATCTGCTTCAGGTCCAGAGATACCTGTAACCTTTACTTTTGCGCCAGGTTTAACTGGAACTTCTTTTTCTGGACGTTTCATTGCTTTATCTCTTAAATCAACTTGAGCACGACTTAGTTTCTGAGTGTTCATCTCTACAGCACTAATAGGAACTTCGGCATGCATGACGGTGCCAAAAGATCCAGCAAACCTTCTTGCTACTTGAGGATCTGCTGACCAGTGCATTCCAAGAGGTGCATCCTTTTTAAATTTACGAGTTACACCACGATGTACTTGAAAAGTTAATTCTGACTGATTCCATTGTTGTTTAGATAAGTTATCTTGAGCAGCCACTATGCTTTCCACTTCCTTGGTGGAGTGTATGTGCGTGTGCGATCTCTCTTGTCACTTAACTTAGTAACAGCAGTTACGTGCACGGTGCTGCCCTTCTTAACAGGAACTTCATTCTCCCAATACTCATCGTAGACTTGGTTCTTCTTTAATACATCAGGACGAGTTTCACGA